GACAATTTCTTCCTTTCCAATATGCTTTGTTAATCGGTTCGAAGAGTGTAATCGAAAGCCTTCACCAATTCCAGGTATTCCTTTTAAAAAGGTAGTTAGAACATTATTAACCCTGGACAGACCACATGACGGAGCCGCATGGGTCTTAGTAAGGATGCGTTCCTTACCTCCTCGCTCAAGAATAGACTGAACTTTCAAGGCGAAAGTTCTCTTGGCAGGATCGACAAGATCAATACTGACTGCTGTATCCCAATCTTTCTGGGTAACAACCTCAGAAACTAGGGTAACCGGTTTTTTAACAAACAATCCGGGACTTGACCTTAACAATCCCCGAAGGACAGATTGTTTAGGAAACCCAGATGGCAAAACCGGACGAACCGGTGGTCTAATAATAACCACGTCGTCGCCTAAGTCAGCCAATGCTTCAGCAATGGGATCTTTAACGATAATTGATTCGGCTTCTAACTGTCGCTGCTTGACAATACGTCTTCTATAATATTCATAAGCGCCGCCATCTAACCTTGATAGCTCTATACAGGCGCCTAAATTAAAGGAAGACTTTTGTCTGAATGCCCTATGTATTTGATTGCGAGGGCATTTTGCCATAAGTCCTTTAGTAAATCTTTCAAGGTCTTTTTCCATACACACGGGCAAAAGCTCACGTGTATCTGACGGAGTAACGCGTTCAAGGAAATCTTGAACACCAGACGTTTCTTCTGTCAGTATGGGCAAGGATCTACTAAAATCAGACCAAATAACAAGACTACGATGAAATCTATCTTTATCACGTGGATGATAAAGTGGCTTCAAGGAGCAATAAGAGGGTTTAAATCCACCTCTTAACATCAACCTTGCTTCTCTTGTAATGTCTTTAAGTTTGCTGATCGTCTTAACTTGATTAACTCGCGTCGATGAGGATAACTCATCACAGACTATACAATCAAGTAAATCCGACAACCCTGAATTAAAAACACCCGAGGAACTTCGAGTGAACATACCAAATGTCCATAACGAAGTGAGGACAGTTTCTAAGAACTTGGAAGACTTCTTATCAAAACGATAAGAAGGTAGCTTCCGGTTTCTTATATTTGAATTTGGGACTTCGCGGTCGTTATTGCATGGTTCAATAACAGTATTCCCACCGCGATCAATTTTGGTCTTCAACAGAAAGCGACAATGATGAAGCCAAAATAAGGGATCTATGCGTCTAGTATTTTTTATACTCGGCTCATTAGAGGCCCCTAAAAGGGATCTAATAACTCGAATCATCGAGGGCGTCCTGCCAGAATTGACTCGAGTGCAGTAAAGGCTATTAATTAATGCGCATAATTTCGCATAATGGCCGAGTGGTGGATGTTCATCCGACTTACCGTGGTTTTGTAAGAACGATAGAGCGCCCCTCCACAGTGCAAGATATGGGTAGCTGAAAACAACCTCAGCTAAGGTGTTGTAGATTTTCTTAGTATTATCGAACGACA